TGGCGCCACAGAAATAAAACAACGATTAAATACAGTGTTTTTAAAGTGTCACCTAAGACGCGGAGATTAATAACACGCATGTACAATATAATGTTAGGCTACGAGGATATGCCTATAGGACCTTCAAGTAAGTTTTATAAAAACAAATCGTATACAGATAAAGTCTACAACAAGGCTATTGACGATATGATTAAAGATAAAGAACGATGATGTACTCTAAACCTATTACGCAAAGAGCTAAATGTAATTACAGCTCAATGCCTGCGACGCAAGAAGTAACTATTGATGCTGGTGGTAAAACACCTGGTAACTTTAAAGCTTCGCCAATGAAAATGAAAGGTGGCTGCGGCTGCGGTTGCGGAAAGTAATGTTTAAACTTAAGAACAAAGAGATGCTATTTGGCATCAATAAAGAAGCGTCAGAACACGGTACACCAGTGTTTGAAAAGCAGTTGGGTAGCGGCATACAGGCCGAAGCCAACCGCGACGGAACTATATTTGTTCAAAAGGGTTTGTCGCAAGACAAGATTAACGATGCTGTCAAACACGAAAAAGTACACCTTGACCAAATGGCTCAGGGTAAACTTGGTTATACTGCGGACACAGTAATGTGGAAGAAGGATACTCGTTCACCAGCTAGGGTATATACAAGGCAGACAATGCCTGAAGGCGCTCACGGGTTGCCGTGGGAAGCAGAAGCATATCAGAAAACTAAAAAATAACGGGGTTTACATCGGGCGTGTAGGAAAAGGAATCGCTACCTTATTTTATTGCCCGTCCCCATTTTCATTACATTATGGCATACGTACAAGAATCTTCACCTTTTAAGAAGCTGAAGAAAACAACAAAAGGTAAAGGTCGCCACTTCCTAAGCGCTAAAGAAGGTGCTGGAATGACAGAGGCAGGCCGTAAGGCTTACAAAAGAGAAACAGGCGGTAACCTTAAAGCTCCACAGCCCGGGGGTGGTAAGCGTCGTACATCATACTGTGCTCGTTCGAGGGGGCAGATGAAAATGCACAATATTAATTGTTCAGAAACACCAGACAAGCGCATCTGCGCCGCACGCCGTAGATGGAATTGCTAATTTAACTTCTATTACCACGTAACCGACTTGTAACGAGTGAATAACACGTAATAATAACCATAACAATAATTCAATTATATTAAACCAAAAAAATGAAAAAAGTGGAAGACGCAAAAGTAAAAAAGATTACAGCTGAAGAACTTGAAAAGCTTCAAGGCTTTGTACAAGGAATGAACCAAGTTCAATTGAACATTGGTGGACTAGAAGCACAAAAAATGGAGCTGCTAAACCAAGTAGCTAAAATTAAAGAAATGCTAAATGAATTCCAGGCTGATTTAGAAAAATCTTACGGCAAAGTAAGCGTTAGCTTAGTTGACGGAACTATTTCTGAAGATGCAGATAATAAGGAAGATTAGTGTAGGAAAAGACTATAAGAATGACGCCATGCACTATTCTGTTGGACAGGAAGTGTATGGTGGTCATACTATAGTTAATATTATAGAAGAGGAAGCAAAGTACTCTATCTATATTCAAAAAGCTGATAATGTAATGCCGTGGAAAGACTTTAACAAGAACATGGCAGTATCCGTAGAATACGATCTTAATTGGTAATGCAAAGCATATTTAACTTTATCGTGGCCCCAAAGCACGGTAGGTCTACATCGAAGAAAAACATAGGCGGTAAAGAGTTACTATTAAATACAGAGGTGCAGAACCACCATTATACCAGCAGACTAGGTGTTGTAACGAACACACCTTTAGCGGTTGATTCAGAAATAGAAATTGGTGACGAGGTAATCGTTCACCATAACGTATTTAGACGCTTTCGCGACATTAGAGGCAAAGAAAAGAACTCTAAGGCATATTACAAGGAAGATACGTTCTTTGTGCAACCAGATCAGATTTACGCTTACAAAAGAAACACGGGGTGGCAAGCATTAGATGGTTTCTGTTTCGTTAAACCTATAGTAGCAAAAGAAACGTTCGATATGCATAACGAGCAGCCTTTGATAGGTATTGTTAAATATGCTAGCGAAGAATTTGAAGTAGGAGCACTTGTAGGGTTTAAACCCGGTATGGAATACGAATTTAATATAGAGGGTGAACGATTGTATCGTATACCCGCCAATCAAATTACAATCGAATATGAGTATCAAGGAGACGAAAAAGAGTATAATCCTAGCTGGTCACAAAGCTGTTGATGAACTCATTAAAGTCGCGCAAGAGAAAATCATCACTAACACAGAAGATGACGTATCTGCAGACCGATTAAAAAACGCTGCTGCTACCAAGAAGCTAGCGATATTCGACGCGTTTGAAATATTAAATCGCATACAGGAAGAAGAGCGTATACTAGAAAACAAACCAGCGGAAGAAAAGAAAGAAGCTTTTAAAGGGTTTGCTGAAAGACGCTCTAAGTAATGTACGAGCAAAGTTTAGTTAAAACTGTAGAGCCTATAAAGCTTACCACGATACATCGTTACAATAAGAGTAATAAGTGGAAATACGGTTATAATAAAGAGCACGACCTTATTGTGTTAAGCAAAACAGGTCAGATAGGCGAAATTATTGAAATACAAAATCTCATTATAGCTTTACCACCCGAGCCTAAAAACCTAAAAAAAGGTTTAAACAAGTGGGCTGTTCAGGAATACCCTAAGGAGCTTAAAAATATTAAAAGTATATTTGACTGGCAAACATATCCGGATGAATTTAAGAACAAGTGGGAAGGTTATATTGATGAAGAATTCAACCGCCGTGATAACGGTTATTGGTTTTATAATAAAGGCGAGCGTACTTATATCACTGGCACTCACTACATGTACTTGCAGTGGAGTAAGATCGACGTTGGCAACCCCGACTACAGAGAAGCTAATAGACTCTTCTTTATATTTTGGGAAGCCTGCAAGATTGACACCAGATGTTATGGAATGTGCTACCTTAAGAACAGACGGAGTGGATTCTCATTTATGGCATCAGGCGAAACCGTCAACCAAGCAACTATCTCAAGTGACGCAAGATTCGGTATCTTATCAAAGTCTGGTAGTGATGCAAAAAAAATGTTTACCGACAAAGTTGTACCGATTTCCCTCAACTACCCGTTTTTCTTCAAACCTATACAAGATGGTATGGATAGACCGAAGACTGAACTGGCATATAGGGTTCCTGCTTCTAAGTTAACACGTAAGTCAATACAATCACAAGAAGAAAGAATACAACTTGAAGGTCTTGACACAACGATCGACTGGAAGAATACAGGCGACAACTCTTATGATGGTGAAAAGCTTAAACTACTTGTGCATGATGAAAGTGGTAAGTGGGAAAAGCCTGATAACATACTAAACAACTGGCGCGTAACTAAAACGTGTCTACGTCTTGGTTCTCGTATCATTGGTAAATGTTTAATGGGTAGCACATCAAACTCTTTAGACAAAGGGGGTAACAACTTTAAGAAGTTGTATTTAGATTCAGATGTAACCAAGCGAAACAATAATGGTCAAACAAAATCAGGATTGTACTCGCTCTTTATACCAATGGAGTGGAACTATGAAGGATTTATTGACGAGTACGGGCAGCCGGTATTTAATACACCTGAAGAAAAAACTATAGACCCACACGGCGACAGCATTGAAGTTGGTGTTATAGATTATTGGGAAAATGAAGTTGACGGTCTTAAACAAGATCAAGATGCTTTGAACGAATACTACCGCCAGTTTCCGCGTACCACAGACCATGCTTTCCGTGATGAAAGCAAAAATAGTATTTTTAACTTAGCAAAAATCTACGAACAGGTTGATTATAACGCAGACTTGCGTAATACTAATACTGTAACACGCGGGAGTTTTCAGTGGGAAAACGGAGTTAAAGATACTAAAGTAGTGTTTATGCCAAACCCTTCAGGCCGCTTTAATGTGTCTTGGGTACCTGGTTTAAACCTGCAAAATAAGTATATAGTTAAAAACGGTATCAAATACCCAAGCAACGAACACGTTGGTGCTTTTGGGTGTGATAGCTACGATATTTCAGGAACGACTGACGGCAGGGGTTCTAAAGGCGCATTGCATGGATTAACTAAATTCACGATGGAAGATGCACCACCTAGTACATTCTTTTTAGAATACATTGCTAGGCCTCAAACAGCAGAGATATTTTTCGAAGACGTGCTTATGGCTTGTGTCTTTTACGGAATGCCAATACTCGCCGAGAATAACAAACCAAGGTTATTATACCACTTCAAGAGAAGAGGCTACCGGGGTTATTCGATGAACCGACCTGACAGATTATGGAACAAGCTTTCCGTAACTGAGAAAGAAATAGGTGGAATACCTAACTCTAGTATGGACATGAAGCAAGCACACGCTGCTGCTATTGAGATGTACATCGAAAACCACATAGGTGTAATAACCGAAGGTGAATACGGTACAATGTATTTTAACGATACACTAAACGATTGGTCTAAGTTCGATATGAACAATAGAACAAAACATGATGCCTCTATTAGTTCAGGGCTTGCTATCATGGCTTGCCACAAGGATTTATACAAACCAATCGGCGAACAACAGAAAACAAAATTAAACCTAAAGATTGCGAGGTTCAGTCAAGACGGTTATACTTCAAAAATAATAAAATAACAATATGGCTAACGCAGTTGTAAGTAACTTTTTCCCCAGCCAAGTAGCTAGCGACCAAGAGAAGATGTCGCCGGAGTACGGCTTACAAGTCGGGCGAGCCATTCAAAACGAGTGGTTTGACGGCAACCAGGGGAGTGTAAGATTTAGAAGTAATCAAGACAGCTTCCATAGTTTGCGTTTGTACGCGCGTGGCGAGCAACCTATACAAAAATATAAAGATGAATTATCTATTAACGGCGATTTATCTTACCTCAACCTTGACTGGAAGCCAGTACCTATCTTATCTAAATTTGTAGATATTGTTGTTAATGGTATTGCAGACCGGTCTTTTGATATTAAAGCATACTCTCAGGATCCATACGGCGTTGAAAAGCGTACGGCATATATGGACTCTATTATTAGAGACATGCAAACCAAAGAGCTTAATGATTACGCAGCTGAGGCATTTGGTATTAACTTATACGAAAACGACCCAGCAGCATTACCGGAATCTAAAGAAGAGCTTGAGTTACATATGCAGCTTACCTACAAGCAAGGTATTGAGATTGCTGAAGAGGTTGCTATAAATACATTACTAGACGGTAATAACTACGATCTTATTAAAAGACGTGTGTACCACGACTTAACAACTATTGGTATTGGCGCTGTTAAAAATACATTTTCTGAATCAGAAGGTGTATTAGTTGACTATGTTGACCCGGCAAACTTAGTATACTCGTATACCGAATCACCATATTTCGATGATATTTATTATGTCGGTGAGGTAAAAACTATTCCAATTAGCGAGCTTAAAAAGCAATACCCTGGATTAACACAAGATGACTTGGACAAGATTAAAAGTCAAGGTTCTCAAAATTTAACCGGCGGTTGGAACAGAAGTGAAATAAACGATAACCGCTACGATTCAAACACAGTTCAAGTATTGTACTTTAATTATAAGACGTACATGAACGAAGTGTACAAGATTAAAGAAACAGCTTCAGGTGCGGAGAAAGTAATATTACGTGACGACCAGTTTAACCCGCCGGCAGACGCCGAGGGATTCGCTAAAGCTTCACGTTCGCTAGAAGTACTTTACGAAGGTGCAATTATTTTAGGTACTAGCACACTGCTTGAATGGGGCATTGCTGAGAATATGGTAC